GCCACCAGAATATGAGCTTTGTTGAGTTGCTTGAAATCGGTGGCTGCTTCTACGCCTCCAGCGCCGCCAGACCAAACCTCGGCGACTCTGGCGTCGGCGATCAGATCGGTCACTCCAGCGAAAGAGCAGAGGCTGTCAAAGTAGAGTTTCCGCGACGCGTTGGCTGCCTTGGTAATTGCAACCGCCAGGGCCGTCCCCTGGTGTAGGAATTGGCAGTTGAGGAAGATCGCCGTGAAATCAACGATGGTGCTCGTCGCCTTGTCGTTGATGAAGTACGCGGTTGATTGCCCGCCTCCGGACCGGCTCCGGAAGATGCAGTTTTCAAAGACATTCCACGGACCGCAATCCGCATCAAAAGACAAGAGGGCATTGGCGGCTGACCTGTCAATGTCGTTCGTGCTCCCGAACATGCAGTTTTTGAAGTGATTCAACGACCCGCTTACCCGCACCCCGAGATAGCCCGTTGTAGCGGCCTGCGTCGCATCAAGGGGAGTGGCAAAACAGACGTTCTCGAATTTATTACCGGACCCAGAAATGATCGCGCAAGTAAGGTCCGAAGCTCCGCCCGTCGAGCTGCCGTGCATCCATCGGAGATTCTTGAAACAGTTGGAAGCCCCACTCACGGTCATAAAATTGGCCATGGCATACCCTGCGTGGGAAAATCGGGCGCGGCTATAACCCGTCAGGGCGCCCGCGTCCATCCCGAGCATGTGGGTGCTTTCTTTGTCCCAGGTCAAGGCGGCTGCTGTGGCGTGCGCATCCCCTCTCCATGGATGTGAACCCGGGGTAACGAGCAAAATATCATTCCGTTGCGTGACGAGGGCGGCCTCCCCGTAACTTACAAAATGGTGCAGATTCGCACTGTCCACCTTATCCCGGAAATAGTTATGCGCATTGCCGCTACCGGGGGTGAGCATGTGGATTTCGCCGAGAGGTCCGAATCCAAGTTGATTCATGCAGAACTGCGCCAGCATATTCTGCATGTCCACCATTCCCTTTTTTCTGAGTAACATAGAAATTCTCCTTCAAAGTTTTCCCCCGCTCGCGCGGGATACTTGAAATGGGGCAGTGAAAGTCGGAGGCCGCCAGGGAGGATGCTGGCTGGGGTTGGGTTTCTCTCACCGCCCCGTGGTTAATCAAACCTCCTAATAGGTCTGGGGCTCGACCAGGTCGGTTACCTTGGTCAGGCAGTTCCTTTGCTCGCATCCGAGCTGCGTGTAAAGGCGAAGGAATAGGTCCCACTCGTCATATCCGGCTCGGCGGTGCATCTGGTCGCCGTCCAGGTTTCCCCATCCCAGGGGCGCGAGCTCGTACTTCTGGACCACACCATCCGGATAGAAGTACATCTTGTTCTTCTGGGCCAGGGGATCAAAGATCATCTTGACGGACCCGTCCCCGGCCGCAAAGGTAACGGTTTCGTATCCACCCTTCAGGGTCCCGGGCTGGAATCTCACGTCAGGAAGCAGGAGGTTTGCGTATTTCCGTTTCTGCCCCAGGCCCGACATGATCGTGTCCACGTTCTTTCCGGATCTCACCCGGGTCATCTCACAGGCGTTCAACATGAGATCCAGGCTGAGTTCGCGGTTGATTGCGGCATTGGAAATGATGTTGGCCTGCCATTTCGGATTGGTGGCCACGGTGATCGCCTCGAAGGTCGCCAGGAGGGTCGCGTCATCGAAAATGGCATCCAGGCCAAATACTTCGTAGGGGGTATTTGTGGTCGCGTGGCTGGCCGTCCTTGCGCCCTGGGAGATCAATAGCGCTCCCGCCGCCATCGCGGTCTGACCCACCGTATAGGATCGGGCTGCCGTGATCGGATGATTGGCTACATAGGCGTCGGTTCCAATCTCAAAGATGAGTTTCTTCGTGGCTGGATAGACGGCGCTGATCCGCTGGCTGAAGGCATCCTGTTCGGGGGTTGCGCCAGTGTAGAAATCAACGATCATCCCTTCCTGGCAATACTGGACGCCGGTATCATTGTCGCAGGTCGCGGCCCACGTCGCCGTGGTGGAGGGGGTCGTAATCTGGGTGGTCGTGGCCAAGAGGCCAAAGCCGTCGCTGTGGGCCTGCCGGTTCATCTGATTGACGACGCTTTGGTAAATGTCGTCCATTTCGTCGGCCAGGCCGTCCACGAAGGCCATGGCGTTCGCTTTGGCGGCCTCGATCGCCGGGCCGGTCAATCGGATGGTCCCGTAAATGTACTTCGGGGTAATGGTCCCCTGGTCCTTCAATCCGGTCATGGGATCAGGCAGGGGAACGGATTCGGCCCGGGCGCCTACGGATTGGGTCCGGGCATAGCGGATGCCAAAGATATAACCTTTCCCTCCGGGCTTTCGGTCACTCTTCGGGAAGAGGTTGTACGTGGTCCGCTCATCGTTAAACTGGTTGGTGATTCCCTCTCCATAGACATTTTTCAGAATGTCCGCTAAATTGGAGAGGTCTGCATAAACCGTCATGGCTTACCTTCCTTTCATCGTGGAAATTTAGAAGCCTGCTCAAGCATGATTTTTCGTGCCTCGCGCAGGTTCTTGATTTTGGGGGATGTGCTGGGGGCGCTGGAAGGTCCTGGAACGGTGGGAATTTTTCTTTTCCCATCGACGTACTGCTTAATCGCGTATTCCATCAGATCGTCCACGATCTTCCGAGCTTCCGCCGCAGCCTGCTTGATTGCCTTTTTGTCGGTGAAATCGACGTTGCTGGCCGGGTTATTCACGCCCATGAAAAAGGTATAAAACTTGCGGGCCTCCGGGGGAATGTCTTCTATGGATTCGAAGAGTTTAGTCACTTCGGAATCATAGGACTCCCAGAGTTTCTTCGCTTCCTGGGCTTTCTGGACCTGTTGTTCCTTACCTCTCTGCCCTTCCGAGAGGTCTTTCAACTGTTTTTCCAGCCGGGCAATGGTCTGGGCGGGATCTTCCTCTGAACGGCGCTTTTGCTCTTCCTGTTCTTTCCAGTAGAGTTCGTACCGCTCCAGAGTCTGGGCTTTTTTGAGCAGGGTATCGAGTTGGTCGACGTCAATCTGCTTGCCCTTCAGTTCCTTGCCCGTGACGACCAACTGAACGAGGTCCTCAAGACTCTCTAGCTCGTTAGCCGTCATGATCTCCTGCAGGGCTTTTTCCGCCGCTCTGGCTGCCTTCCATTTCGGATGTTGATCGAAAGGAAGTTTTTCACCCTCGGGGGATGGGGTGTCACTTGCCCCCTCTTTTTTCCCAGGTTCGGCCCCTGGGTCTTTGCCGGGTTCTTTTCCGGGGTCCGATCCCGGTAGTGCGGTTCTTTCGTCCTTGTCCGGTACTTCCACGCCGTTGACTAACATCCTGGGTCTCCTTTTGACCAATGAAAGATTAGGGTCTCTAATATTTCAGGGTCTGGTTTTATTTCCTCGCGGGTTTCCCCGTGGGTTTCCAACCGTGCTCAATCCCCTGCAAAAGTCGCATCTGGGCATCAGCCTTTGCTTTGGACGTCCCTTTTGCGTGGACTCCACTCGGGCCTTTTATCTGGTACTTTCCACTTGCCAATTTGGTCTTTTGGTAAGGCATTCTTACCTCTCTTTCTCGGAGGATAGACTTCTTTGAGAATGTCGCCTAGACTTGTCAACGTCGCGTACGGCATCAGGCGTTTGGGTTCTCCGGGTCCTGAACCATACTTTTCGCTGTAGTCCGGGCCTCTCCCAGGTTGCTCACCTTCGTGGGCGCCACGCCGATGAGATAATTGGGGCAGACGTCATTCATGCAGATACATTGACCGCCCTGGGCCTTCATCTTCTTGCCGCATTTCGTGCATGCTCCACAAGCCATTACATTCTCCCTCCCGTGTTTCCGTCCCTCTCGGCAAGACGGCTTTCAGTCATTGGCATGGGGTGGCCACCCGCCCCAGGCGAAGTTAATGGAGTTTTCCCGCCATTTCCACTTGGACCTGCAGACTTTCCCCCTTGACCTGTAGGTTTTCCCCCGGGCCCGGCGTTCTGTTGCTGTTCTGCGGCCGCTGCTGCCTGGGCTGCCATGGTTTGCTGGACTATGGATTCGTGCAGATCCGCATGGGCAAAAGCGATCGTCTTCGCCTTCAGGGGCAGCCCCTCGAAGGCCGAGGAAAGGATGAAGCGCCGGTGGACCTCGAAATGAATCGCGTGATTATCGTATTTGAAAAGCGGGTCATCGTTGACGACCGTGGGTTCCCCGGGCTGCCCCGTGGTCGGATCCGGTTGGCCAGGCTCCGCCAGCATGATATCTTCCATGTGGCCGGCCGCGATCGCCGCATCCTCTGCCTCAGCCCGTTCCATATCGACGTTTGACTGAGACGTGAGGCCACTCAATCCCATTCGCGAAACCAACTCCTCCCGGAGATCCGGATTATTCATCACGTCGCCGAACATCCCTTTTTCCGCAAGCTGCATAATTAGCTGAGTCTGTCCGGCCCGCGTGGTGGAGATGCCACTATCCAACTCCAGCTTGACATCGGTGTTATCGCGGAGATCAGACCCCTTGAAAGCCAGGACCTGCATTTTCCGCCCGCGGCCGGATATTTTGATCTGGCGCTTTTCGGTATAAAGTTCTTTGGCCAACAAGAGACGCTTTTTGTAAACCTTCCCCATATCCCGGTTGTACCGCTCCAGGTCGGGATAGTGTCCCCGCTCTGCGGTCTCCCGGAGGATATCGATCTGGATCCCGGAGGAAGAGGCGCTCGGGGCGTGACCCTTGAGAACATTCTTTGGGTCACCGCTCACGTCCTGAATCGTTGTCAGGTGCAGGCCGCGCTCCTCGATGATTTGCTCGGGCAGTGGGATCCCTTGCTCGATCGTGGGTTTCTGGCCGCCCGAAAGGAGAGCGTCGTATTTGAGAATCATGAAGGAATGACCACCCTCGCCGATCCGCTTCAGGCCGATATCCGAGGGGCTCGTCACCCTGGGCCTGCCAATGCCTTTACGGTTGATGGCCAAGAGCTGATCGATCTCGTTGATCGCGTTCTGCGGGCTGATCAGATCGTTGACCGGGGCTTCGCTCCAGTACCGCCCGGGCACGTAGTCATAATGAAAATCGGAAAGGGTGTAATACCAGGACTCTTTCTCCGACTTGATGGGCAGCCGCTCTGAATCCAAAAGCACCTTGGTTTGGCAGCAAACGATATACCGGCCCTTTGGAAATTTGATGGTGGGCTTGAATTCCGCCTCCCGCAGGAGGACGAGATCTTCGTCTTCTTCCCACGTCTGGGCCTCCAGGCCTGCGCCTTTCCAGGGGCTGACCTGGGAGACGAGTTTCATGAGCTTTCGCTCGTAGTCGATCATGTCTGCAGCCGGGGACGTGTCTATTTTCACGTGGAACATATCTTCCACCCACTCCCGGGACTGCAGGGACTGCAGGCCGATCCACCGTTTGGCGGTCATCCGGTCCCCGAATCGATCCATCCGAACGGAGAAGGGCAGAATCGTTCTGGTAACAACCTCACCGGTCTTCATCAGCTTGTCTTTATCCATGAACCACTGACCGGCGTCCATATCCGGATAGGTGCGCATGAATGCCGTGCCGTTCAGGGCCAGCATGATTACAAGCTTTTCCTTTTCCTCCTGGAACTCTCCATCGTTGATCCCATCCATCCATTCCAGAAGTTTACTTCCGAGCTCTGCGGCCTGGTTGTCTTCAGGCTCCCCGGTATTGGGCGAGACGGTGGGGACGAGCTTTTGATTGATCAGGGCAGATTTAACCGCTCGAACGAAATCCTTGATCTGATTGGAAACCGGTGTGGGAATGTACGCGGGCAGAAGTTTCCTGCGAAAAGTGCCGGCTGATTTTATGAACTCGATGTATTGCTCCCCGATGTAGTAGAGAATGTTCCGGTAAAGGATTCGGTCTATGATCAGCCTGGAGATATCGTGCTGGATATCGAAAAGCTGCTCGATCAGCCCGCCCAGCTTAACTTCATCCTTCGTTCCCTTGCATTCTTCGATTTCGGAGAGTTTAATCATCAGTCAACCGGGATTCCTTTCTCCGCCTGGGCCAAGGCTTCTTTTTGAAAGAGTTCGTCTTCGGATAGGTATCCGGGAGCCGGACGCTGAGCTACTTGCCCCTGGACGTAGGTCTCGAAGTTTCTGGCCATGAGCCGGTCCATCAGGTTCTTCTGCACCTTGAAATGGTACGATTGTTGTCGCCACTGCATCACGCCCAGGAAGACCATGACGGCCAAAAGGATCAATAAAGTGAAGATTTGCTCCATTTTTTCCCCCTATTCATTCCGCGCGATCGCGACATTGGCCCAGAAGACGGCCTCCTCCAGTTTGGTCAAGGCCAGGGATTGTTCCCGGGAAGGATTCGTGGCATCCAAGATGTAGGCCGCGAACTGCTTGGCCTGGTCCCGGATCGCCAGATACCGCGGGGGTTGGTCCCCCTTCGGGGCATGATAGGTGAAATCTTTCTCCAGTTTTTCTGTCTCCGCCTTTTTTCGTGCCGCTAAAACTTCTTGTGCGTTCATCCTTTTCTCCTTTTTTTGAAGACGCGCGGGCAAAGTATTCCCGCGAGAAAAATCACAGCGACCAAAAGAAACAGTTTAAAAGAATCCATGGAGGTCCTTTCAGAATGGTTCAAGATTTTGCTCATTCGCCTGGTTGATCTCTTCCCAGATCCGCTGGCGCTCCAGGTCCGCGACCTCGCTGGCATCCTTGGGAGGCCTACGAATCACAATGACCGGCTTGACACTCGATAATGGCCGGGCCATGCAGACGTGGCAGGCCTCGTCGTACGGGTGATCCTCCCCTTTCGTGTCCACGTCCTCGATGTTGTTTTCATCGACGATCAGGTCCGGAACCGTCCGCCAGAAATTCTCACAATCCGCGTTGATCAGCATCATGGGCAGCCCGTCATCCCGGATCCGGAGGCGTTCCCGGAATTGGCGGATCTTCAGTTCACGGCATGGATCCCCGGGAGTAAGAACGATGCCGGCGTCCCGGAAGATCTCCGCGGTGCTCTTGCCCTGGCCGCCGCCCTTGTAGTTTGGCTTCTTCTGAAAACAGTCGGGCCCGGCCTTGCGCATGGTCACGAGGTTGGAGATTCCCCACTTCTCTTCACGCTTTTTGATCCCCTCCGCGATCAGCGAGTCGGGCATCCGGAGGCCTTCGTCCGCGGTCCCGCTCCAGCCGTACCACTCTGCAGCCCGGTACAGCCGACCGTCCGCGTCCGTGTGCCACCAGCCCAGAGAGAAGGGTTTCCCGAAGCCCCAATCAAAGGTCATTCCGATCCAGGCACCTTGTGGAAATAAGTTGTCAGGTGTCGGCTTGTATTCGTGCGCGACTTTGGTGATCTCTGGGAAGGCCTGCCCTATGAACGTGCTCCAATCGCCATACCGGAAAGCCTTCCGGAGGGGCGCAGAGAGCGTGTTCAGCATCTGCCAGTAACCGGGGTCCAGGTAGGGATTATCGTCCGCAAGGGATGGGACGTAAGCGAATTGCTTTCGATAGTCGATCGGTCCGTCGTACCACTCGGGAGGGAATTGTTTGGTCATCCAGAGCTG